GGGCAAGGCATCCGTTAAGGCAGTGGAATATCGCGCGGCTGCTTAGGGCAGAGGGCGGCAAAGTGCCATAGGCGGAATATCCGGCGCGAAGTTCCGCCTTGACAACGTGACGCTGAATGAGTACATAACAGGAACATCGCAAAAGACCGAGTCGCCGCCAAGCGGCGGTCAATCACGCGCCCCCCCCTCCCCAGATACGGATATTTCATGGCAGCCAGATCACCGGGCGCGTCGCTGACGCGTGCCGCAAAAGCGCGTGCGGGCGAAGTGTCCGCGCGACGGGGACCCGCGCCGCCGCGCTGGGTCAAACCTTTCCTGGCCGCGCTGGCCGATACCTCGAACGTCGCCGCCGCCGCGCGCCAAGCGAAGATCGACACCTCGGCCGCCTACCAGCGCCGCCGCAACGACGCCGAGTTTAACCGCCAGTGGCAGATCGCGCTGTGCGAGGGATACGACAACCTGGAAATGGAACTGCTGCATCGGCTGCGCACCGGCGAAGTGAAGCCCGCGCCCAGCGCAAAACGGGCGGCGCGTTCGTTCGACAACGCCACCGCGTTCCGCCTGCTGGCCGCCCACCGCGAAAGTGCGGCACGCCAGCGCGCCATTCGCGATCAGGTATCCGCCGCCGACATCCGCGCCTCAATCGATCGCAAGGTGGAGGAACTGCGCCAGAGGGTGCTGGCGGCGAAGGCCGCGCGCGGCGCGGTAACAGCGGGAACCACGACGGAGGCGGGCGATGCCGGCTGACCGGCTGGATTTCCTGCGCGACGACCAGGACGGCCTTGGCGCGGCCATCGGCGAGACCTTCGATCAAAGCGAAAGGGACGAATGGCACTGGAACTGGCCGCTGTGGGCGCGCGCCGCGCAACTGCCGCCCGAGGGCGACTGGCGCGTCTGGCTGGTGATGGCGGGGCGCGGCTTCGGCAAGACCCGCGCTGGCGCGGAATGGGTGCGGACGATCGCCGAAGCCGATCACGAGGCCCGCATCGCGCTGGTGGGCGCTTCCTTGCACGAAGCGCGCGCGGTGATGGTCGAGGGCGAAAGCGGGGTGATGGCGGTGTGCCCGCCGCACCGCCGCCCGCGCTTCGAACCGTCGTTGCGGCGCGTGATCTGGCCCAACGGCGCGCAGGCGATGCTCTATTCGGCGGGCGAGCCGGAATCGCTGCGCGGCCCGCAGCACAGCCATGCCTGGTGCGACGAGATCGCCAAGTGGGATGACGGACAGGCGCAGGCCCGGCGCAGCTGGGACAACCTGCTGCTGGGCCTGCGGCTGGGCACCGCTCCGCGCATCGTCGCGACCACCACCCCGCGCGCGGTGCCGCTGGTGCGCCGGCTGCTGGAGCAGGCCGCAAGCGATGCCGACGTGGCGGTGACGCGCGGCGGCACGCGGGAGAACATCGCGCATCTGCCCGCGCGGTTCATCGCCGACGTCGAACGCGAATTCGGCGGCACGCTGCTGGGCCGGCAGGAACTGGACGGGGAACTGATCGAGGACCTGCCCGGTGCGCTGTGGACGCGCGCGCTGCTGGAGCGGTGCCGCGACGGCGCGGTGCCGCCGACGACCCGCGTGGTCGTGGGCGTCGATCCCCCGGCCAGCGCGCGGGGCGATGCCTGCGGGATCGTGGTCTGCGGGCTGGGGGAAGATCGGATCGCGCGCGTGCTGGCCGATGCCTCGGTCGAGCAGGCCAGCCCCGAACGCTGGGCCGGCGCGGTGCGCGATGCAGCGCGGGCATGGGCGGCGGACCGAGTGGTGGCCGAAGCCAACCAGGGCGGCGCGATGGTGGGCGCGGTGCTGCGCGCGGCCAATGCCACGCTGCCGCTGCGGCTGGTCCATGCCAGCCGGGGCAAGGTGGCGCGCGCCGAACCGGTCGCCGCGCTCTACGAATCCGGGCGCGTGCGCCATGCGGGGATGTTTGCCCGGCTGGAGGACGAACTGTGCGGGCTGATGCCCGGCGGTTCGTACCAGGGACCGGGCCGATCGCCCGACCGGGCCGACGCCTGTGTGTGGGCGCTGACCGAACTGATGCTGGGCCGCGCGGGCGAACCGCGCGTGTGGTTCGACTGACATTTCCGACAAGAAAGGCCATCCATGTCCTTCTTCCAATCGCTTGCCGCCGCCTTCAAGGGCGAGCCGGTGACCCCGCGCGCGCCCTTGGGGCGCAGCTTCGTTTCGCCCTGGGTCGAGGCCTTCGACGGACGCGGCGGCCCCTGCGCCGCCGGCGCGCGGGCGCCGATCCACTATCCGGCGGCGATCCGCGAAGCCTATCTGCGCAACCCCGTGGCGCAGCGTGCGGTGCGGCTGGTGGCCGAAGGGGTGGGCAGCGCCCCGGTGCGCGCCTCGCATCCCGAACTGGCCGCCCTGATCGCGGCGACGAGCGCCGGGCAGGCACTGCTGGAAACGCTGGCCAGCCAGTTGCTGCTGCACGGCAACGGCTATGTGCAGGTACTGCGCGATGCGGACGGAAATCCCATCGAACTCTTCGCGCTGCGCCCGGAGCGGGTGACGATCGTGCCCGACGCGGCGGGATGGCCGGCGGCGTTCCTCTACAAGGTGGGCGAACGATCGCTGACGATCGACGCGGTGGACGAGCTGGGCCTGCCCAACCTGATCCATATCCGCAGCTATCACCCCGGCGACGACCACTATGGCGCGGGCTGCCTGGAAGCGGCGGACGAAGCCGTGGCGCTGCACAACGCGGCGGCGCGGTGGAACCGGGCGCTGCTGGAGAACGCGGCGCGGCCATCGGGCGCGCTGGTCTATGATCCGGGCGAGCCGGGCGCGGCGCTTTCGGCCGACCAGTTCGAGCGCATCCGTGCCGAGCTGGCGAGCGCCTTTTCCGGGCAGGCGAATGCCGGGCGGCCAATGCTGCTGGAAGGCGGCCTGAAATGGCAGGCGATGGCGCTGACCCCGGCGGACATGGACTTCGCCACGCTGAAGGCCGCCGCCGCGCGCGACATCGCGCTGGCGTTCGGCGTGCCGCCGATGCTGATCGGCCTGCCGGGCGACAGCACTTATGCCAACTATCGCGAGGCCAACCGCGCGCTGTGGCGGCTGACGCTGCTGCCGCTGGCCGCCAAGATCCTGGACGCGCTGGGCGAAGGGCTGGCGCCGTGGTTCGCGGACGCCAGCCTGGCGGTCGACACGGACGGGATTCCGGCGCTGTCCGAGGATCGCGAACGGCTGTGGTCGCAGGTGTGCGCCGCCGATTTCCTGTCCGCCGAGGAAAAGCGCGCGATGCTGGGCATCGCCCCGGTGCAATCGTGATGCGCGAGGAGATGCTGGCGCGGCTGATCGCGCAGGCGGAAGCCGAAGGATCGGATCTGGTGACGCTGCGCGCGGTGGTGGAGGAAGCCTGCGACCTTGGCGCCGCGCGCGTGCTGGAGCGGATGGGCCTGGCCGACGAGACCGCGCACGCCGACCTGATCGAGCTGCGGCAACTGCTACAAGCCTGGCGCGACGCCAAGACGAGCGCGTGGCAGGCGGTGGTGGACTGGGCCGTCCGCGCGCTGCTGGCCCTGCTGCTGGTGGGCATCGCGGTGCGGCTGGGCCTGTGGGACATGATCCGGTGAGTGCTTCGGAAACACCGCTGCGCTTTGCCGGCTATGCCGCGATCTTCGACAAGCGCGACAGCGGCGGGGACGTGATCAGGCAGGGCGCCTTCGCCCGCAGTCTGGCGCAGCACGCCGCGCGGGGCGAACGGCTGCCGCTCTACTGGCAGCACCGCCCCGACCGCCGGATCGGCTGGATCGACGCCGCGATCGAGGACGAGCGCGGGTTGCGCGTGACCGGCACGATCGATGCCACGGCCGGGTTGCCCGCGCAGGCGCTGGCCACCCGCGCCGTGAACGGGCTGTCGTTCGGCTACCGCGTGACGGCCGGCCATGCCACGCCCGGCGGGCGCGAACTGCACGCGGTGGACATTCTCGAAGTCAGCCTCGTCTCCCGCCCGATGCAGCCGTCCGCCCGCGTGCATCTGGCGGGCTGAGCAGCCCCGTCCCCCTTCTGCCCCATCCCTCCGGGCCGCCTGTTCCGGCGGCTCTTTCTTGCCGAAAGGACGTTCGACCCCATGGACATCGCAGCACCCGCCCCCATCGAAACCAAGAACGACGCCTTCGATGCCTCGTTCGACATCGTGGCCCGTCAGGACGCCCAGGACGAGGCGCTGGCCGCGATCCGCACCGAGGTCGAGGAGGTGAAAGGCCGGCTCGACAAGGTCGGCCGCGCCGCGATCCGCCCGTTGCTGGCCGGCGGCGCGCCCGCCGGCACGCAGATGAAGGGCTTCGTCGACGGCTACCTGCGCCTTGGCCGCGAGAGCGAACTCAAATCGCTGTCGCAGGGCGTGGCGGCCGATGGCGGCTATGCCGTGCCGCGCGAAATCGACGAGGTGCTGGCAAAGCGGCTCGCCGAAATCAGCCCGATCCGGTCTATCGCCTCGGTCGTCCGCACCGGCACCAGCGGTTTCCGCCGGCTGATCTCGATCGGCGGCACGGCATCGGGCTGGGTATCCGAAACCGCCGCGCGGCCCGAAACCGCCAGCCCCAAGCTGGCCGAGATCGCGCCGCCGTGGGGCGAACTCTATGCCAACCCGTCCGCCACGCAGGCCATGCTGGATGACGCCGCGTTCGACGTGGCGGAGTGGCTGGCCGGCGAGATCGCCACCGAGTTCGCGCGGGCCGAGGGCGCGGCCTTCATCAACGGCAGCGGCACCAACCAGCCCAAGGGCTTCCTGACCGGCGCGACGAGCACCGCGGGCGATGCCACGCGGACCTTCGGCACGCTCCAGCACATCGGCTCCGGCGCGGCAGCGGGGTTCGACACCAGCCCCGAAGCCAAGCTGATCGACATGGTCTTCGCGCTGAAGGCCCCGCTGCGGCAGGGTTCGGTCTGGGTGATGAATTCGACCACGATGGCCACGGTGCGCAAGTTCAAGAGCGCGGACGGCGCGTTCCTGTGGCAGCCGGGCATCGCCGAAGGCCAGCCCAACCGCCTGCTGGGCTACCCGGTGATCGAGGCCGAGGACATGCCCGACGTGGCGGCCGGCGCGCTGCCGATCGCCTTCGGCAACTTCCAGGCGGGCTACCTGATCGCCGAGCGCAACCAGACCACGATCCTGCGCGATCCCTACAGCAACAAGCCCTACGTCCAGTTCTACGCCACCAAGCGCGTGGGCGGGCAGCTGCTCGACAGCGACGCGATCAAGCTGCTGAAGATCACCGCCTGATCGCGGACACCCGCATGGCTTCCGGCGCGTTTCCCCTCCCCTGGCGCGCCGGCACTGGCGCCCGCGATCGGTCCCCCTTTCCGATCGCGGGCGTCCCTTCCGCCCTTCCCGAAGAACAATCCCGGAGATTGCCATGATGCGGGCCATCGTCACGCCGCCCGTGCTTTCGCCGGCGGCGCTTTCCGACCTGAAGGCGTGGCTGGGCATTTCCACCAGCACCGACGACGCGGAGCTGACCGCCCTTCTGATGACCGCGCTGGAACTGTGCGAGGGCTTCACCGGCACGATGCCCCTGACGGCGACCTGTGAGGACACGGTCCCCGCCTGTGGCGCGTGGCAGGCGCTCTCCGCCCGCCCCGTGCAGGCGATCACCGGCGTTTGGATGCTGGCGGTGGACGGAACCCGCACCGCGCTGGAGGCCGGGGCCTATGCCATCGACATCGGCGCGGACGGCACCGGCACGGTGCGCCTGCGCGCGCCCGGCGATCCGGCGCGGGCGGTGGTGCGCTATACCGCCGGACTGGCCGGCGAGTGGTCCGCGCTGCCCGATGCGCTGCGCCATGGCGTGATCCGACTGGCGGCCTATCATCACCGCGCACGCGACGATGCGGAGGATGGCAAGGCCCCGTCCGCCGCTCCGCCCGCCGCCGTGGCCGCACTGTGGCGTCCCTGGCGGCGGATGCGCCTGTCGTGATCGAAGCACAGGCAGACTTCGCCGGCCTTCTCGCGCGGCTGACCCGCAAGGCCGAAGCGATCGCGCAGGCCCGGGCCGCGCAGCGCGCCCAGGGGGCATCGCCCCGGCGCTGGCGCTCCGCCCGCCTGCTGTGGCCGCTGTTCGGACAGGAGTAAGCCATGGAAACCACCTTTCGCGCGGTGCTGCTGGCCTGGCTGGCAGCGGACGCGGCGCTGGCGAGCGCGCTCAACGCCATCGTCGAGGAAGCGCCGTTGCGTGCGGCACTGCCCTGGCTGGCGCTGACCGCCAGCGCCAGCACGGACTGGAGCACCAAGGACGCCACCGGACGCGAAGTGCGCGTGGCGCTGGAACTCAATTATCGCGGGGACGATCCGCTATCGGAAAGCGGGCTGATCGCCGCGATCGAACGGAGAGTCGAGAGCCTGCCGGCGGACCAGTCCGCCGCCGGCTTCCGCGTGGCGAGCCTGCTGTTCCTGCGCGCCCGCGCCGAGCAGCGCGGCGAGGCCTTGCGCGCCCTGCGCCTCGAATACCGGGCGCGCCTGCTGGCCGCCTGACCGATCATTGCCAAGGAGACCCGACATGGCAGCCCAGAAGGGAAGCGCCTTCCTGTTGAAGATCAGCGATGGCGCGCCGACGCCGACCTACAACACCGTGGCCGGCCTGCGCACCACGCAGATGTCGATCAACGGCGAAACGGTGGTCGTCACCAACAAGGATTCGGGCGGCTGGCGCGAACTGCTGTCCGGCGCGGGCACGCGTTCAGTCACGGTCAGCGCGGCCGGCATCTTCCTGGGCAGCACGGCCGAGGCGCAAGTCCGCGCCAACGCCCTGTCCGGCGCGATCGCCGACTACGAGCTTTCGTTCGAGGGCGGCGAGAAGATGCATGGCCGCTTCCTGGTCCAGCGGCTCGACTATTCGGGCGATTTCAACGGCGAGCGCAACTACACGATGACGCTGGAAAGCTCCGGCGCGGTGGCGCCGGCATGAGCGATCAGGCCAATCCCCATCGCGGCGAAACCGCGCTGGTACTGGGCGGGGTGACGCACGCGCTGCGCCCCAGCTTCACCGCGCTGACCGCGGCCGAGGAGGAACTGGGGCCGCTGTTCGCGCTGGTCGAGCGGGCGGGCGCGGGCCATTTGCGCCTTGGCGAAATGGTCGCGCTGTTCTGGCACTGCCTGAAGCGGCGCGAAGACCTTGCGCGTGACGCCTTCGCCGAAGCCGTCTGCGCCGAGGGCCTTGCCGCCTGCACCGCGCCGCTGCGCGCGCTGCTGGTGCAGATCCTGCGCGGCAGGGCATGAGCGCCGACCCCGCTGACGCGCGCTTCGCCGATGGCGCGGCGCGCCTTTCCGGCCAGGCCGCGCTGCTGCTGGGCTGGACCCCGGAAACGTTCTGGACCGCCACGCCGGAGGAATTCGCCACCGTGCTGGCCGCCTTCGCGCCGGTCGAGGCCGGCGGCATCGACCGCGCCGGACTCAACGCCATGATGGAGCGCGATTGCGATGGATGAACTGGATTCGCTGGTAATCGACGTGCGCGCCAATACCGCCGGCTTCACCGCCGACATCGGCCAGATGCGCAACAATTTCGATTCCGTGCTGGTCGATGGCTTTTCGCGCGCCGGGGACACGCTGGAACGCGGCTTGCTGGGCGCGATCCGGCGCGGCAACCTGGGCTTCGAGGACTTGCGCCGCACGGCGCTGAACGTGGTGGGCGACATCACCGCGCAGGCCGTGCGCAACGGGCTGGGATCGATCGCAGGCGGCGGCGGAACGGATGCCGGCGGCGGCATCCCGGGCCTTGGCAGCCTGATCGGATCGCTGTTCGGCCTGCCGGGCCGCGCGACCGGCGGGCCGGTGGCGCCGGGGCGCGGCTACGTGGTGGGCGAACGCGGGCCGGAACTTTTCGTGCCGACGTCCGCCGGGCGCGTCGAAGGCAGCAACGGCAGGGGCGGCGGCGGGGGCGGGCACAACGTCAACGTCTCCATCCGCGTGGTCTCCCCGGCGGGGAGCAGCCATCCCGAAAGCCTGCGCCGGTCCAGCCGTCAAGTGGCGCAGGCCGTGCGCCGCGCGCTGACCGACTATTGACCTCGCCCGCCACGGGAGCACGAGACATGAGCTTTTGGCTCGCCAAGCGCCGCACGGTGCAGCAGACCGACACTATCCAGCGGTTCGATCCGCGTTTCTGGACGGTCGATTTCGCGCGCCCGGCGATGGCCGCCGTGACCACGATCGCGCCTGACGGGCTGCGCGTGGACGCGGTGTTTCTCAAGGCCGATGACATGGTTGGCCTGATCTGGGAAAGCGAGGACCGGTGGGACCATCCGCTGCTGTCCTACGAAACCAGCCGCGACTACAGCCGGCTGACGCTGGCGTTCCGCTGGCGCTCTTCCGGCGTGATGCCGCTCGACGCGCTCAACGGCCCGACGCTGACGATCGAGGGGCGGGATGCGGCGGGAGCCCCGCACACCTGGTACGTGCGGCTGTGGAACTATGCCACGGGCACGCCGACCGACGCGCGGATCACCTTGCGCTTTTCCGATCTCGCGGGCGGATTCCTGCTGCCGGCGGAAGCCGATGCGGTCCACCCGGCGGAAATCGACCGCCTGTTCATCTCGCTGGTGGCGCCGGGCTATGGCGCGGGCAGCGAAACGCCGTTCGCCGCCGCCGCGCGTGGCTGGGTGGAAATGACCGAGATCCGCTGCCAGGGGCACAGGCCGATGCTGACGGTGGGCGACGTGATGATCCCGCCGCACGGGCTGTCGATCGCGACCGGATACGACGATGCCTATAACCAGACCCCGGCGCGCGTGCTGCGCGCGGTGCGGGGCCTCGGCTATCGGGGCAGCATCAACCACTACCTGGGGATGAGCCACTTCCTCGCGCTGGCGGCGGACGGCGCGGGCGGCTTCGTGGTCGATTCCGATCTGCCGGCGCTGAACACCGCCGCCGAAGCGTGGCACCGGGACTTTCTGGCGCGGGCGAAAGCGGTGGGCCACGCCTTGATCCTCTCGCAATCCTACGAGGTACTGGCGCAGCATTGCCCGGCGGACTGGCAGCAGCGCGCCGCCGATGGCGAGCCGGCGCGGACCGGATGGTCGCCGCCGTCCGCCCTGCTTTCCCCGGCCAGCGCCCCGGCGATGGGGTGGCTCCGCAAGGTGGCGGTGACGCTGGCCGGCCTGATGCGCGATGCCGGGCAGCCGGTGCTGTACCAGGTGGGCGAGCCGTGGTGGTGGATCACGCCGGATCGCCGCATCTGCCTGTACGACGACGCGGCGCGCGCGGCCTTCGGCGGCGATCCGGTGGCCATTCCCGACATGGCCGCAGCGCTTTCGCCCGCGCAGAAAGCATTGCTCGACGCCGCCGGCGCGCTGCTGGCGCAATCGACGGCGGACCTCGCCGACGCGGTGCGCGAGGCGGCCGGAAGCGCGGGCGCGACGATCCACCTCCTTGCGTTCCTGCCCACAGTGCTCGATCCCGCCATGCCCGAAGCGCGGCGCGCGAACCTGCCCGTGGGCTGGGCATCGCCCGCGTTCGACGTGCTGCAGATCGAGGACTATGACTGGGTGACCGCCGGCGCGGAAGCCTTGCGGGCGCAAGGCCGCGCCACGGTGGAAACGCGGCTGGGCTACGCGCGCGCGGCACAGCATTACCTCGCGGGCTTCGTGCCCGATGCCGGCGGCGCGGAAGGCCAATGGCCGCGCATCGATGCCGCCGCGAGCGAGGCGCAGGCAATGGGCGTGCCCCAATGCTTCGTCTGGGCCTTGCCGCACGTGTGCCGCGACGGCTTCACGCGGTTGCCCGATCCCGCCGCGCCGCTTCCCGAACCGCTATCAGGCGAGGACCCGACCATGCAGGCTTTCGACGACGTGCTGTTCCCCCTCGCGCTGGGCCGCGACGCCACGGTGACGCCCGAATTCGCGACCAGCGTGACGATCACCGCATCGGGCTTCGAGCGCCGCAACAGCCTGTGGTCCGACGCCCGGCTGCGTTTCGACGTTGGCCCCGGCGTGCGGTCCGAGGCGGAGCTGGGCACGCTGATCGCGTTCTTTCGCGCCCGGCGCGGGCAGGCGCGCGGCTTTCGGTTGCGCGATCCTTCGGACTACAGCTCGTGCGGGATGACCGGCGCGCCGACCCCGCTGGACCAGCGGATCGGCACCGGCGATGGCCTTACCGCGCGCTTCGCGTTGGTGAAGCATTACGGCGAAGGCACCGAGGCGCAGCGGCGGCGCGTGACCCGGCCACGCGCGGACAGCGTGACCGTGAGCATCGATGGCGTCGAAACAGATGGATGGTCGCTGGAGGATAAGGGCGTGATCCTGTTTGCCGAAGCGCCGGGCGAAGGCGCGGCGATCAGCGCGGGCTTCCTGTTCGATGTGCCCGTGCGCTTCGCCGAAGACCGGCTCGACATCTCCGGCGCGGCCTTTGCCGCCGGTGAAGCGCCGAGCGTGCCACTGATCGAACTGCGCGAGGACGCCTGACATGGCCGCGAGCACGCGCACCTGGTTCACCACGCCGCTGGAAACGGTGGCAACATGGTGGCGCATCGAACGCGCCGACGGCGTGACGCTGGGCTTCACCAGCCACGACCGCGACCTGGCGTTCGACGGCCTGACGCACCGCACCGCGCCCGGCATGGTGCCTTCCGCCATCCGCCGGACGGCGACGTTCGAGGCCGACAGCGCCGAAATCACCGGCGCGCTGAGCCACGACGCCATCAGCGAGACCAATCTCGCCGCCGGGCGCTTCGACGGCGCGCGCATCGCCATGGGGCTGATCGACTGGGAAACGCTGGAGACGACGACGCTGCACGCCGGCACGATCGGCGCGGTCGGTCGGGAAAGCACCGGCTTTTCCGCCGAACTGCTCTCGCTGAAGGACCAGCTCAACCGCGATGTGGTGCCCCGAACCGCGCCGACCTGCCGTGCCGCGTTCTGCGGGGAAGGCTGCACGCTTTCCGCGGCGCGCTTCGAGCACGACGCCACGCTGGTCGACATGACGGAAGTCGGGGACGCAATCCGGATCGCCTGCGCCGTTTCCGTGGATGCCCTGCTGTTCGGCGGCGTGCGCTGGATCGGCGGGCCGAACGCGGGGTTGAGGCGGCACGTCATCGGACTCGACGGCGACTGGATCGCGCTGGACCAGCCGGTTTCCACCGCCATGCCCGACGGCGGACGCCTGCTGGTGCGCGAAGGGTGCGACCACACGCTGCAAACCTGCGCCGACCGCTTCGGCAACGCGGTGAATTTCCAGGGCGAGCCGTTCCTGCCGGGCAACGATCTGCTGACGCGCTATCCCCCGGCATGAACGCCGATCTGGCCGCCGCCGCGCTGAACCTGATCGGCACGCCGTTCCGGCTGCACGGCCGCGATCCGGCGAGGGGGCTGGATTGCGTGGGGCTGGTGGCCGAGGCCATGCGCCGCGCCGGGTTTCATCCGGTTCCGCCCGGCGGCTACGGCCTACGCGCCCTGTCCGTCGACGCGCTGGTTCCCCATGCGGAGGCCAGCGGCCTCGCGCCCGTGCCGGACGATGGCGACGTGGTTCTGGCGCGCGTCAGCCCGGTTCAGGCGCACCTGCTGGTGGCCGCGCCCGATGGCTTCGTCCACGCCCATGCCGGCCTGGGCCGCGTGACCTTCCTGCCCGGCCCGCTTCCCTGGCCGGTAGCGCGCGAATGGCGCGTCCTGTCCGAAAGGCCCTGAACGATCATGGCAACGCTACTTCTGACCGCCGCCGGCACCGCGATCGGCGGACCGCTGGGCGGCGCGATCGGTGCCCTCGCCGGACGGCAAATCGACGCGGCGATCATCGGCGCCCGCAGAGTCGAAGGCCCGCGCCTGAAGGACCTTGCCGTCCAGACGTCGAGCTATGGCTCGCCGCTGCCACTGCACTTCGGCACGATGCGCGCCGCCGGCAGCGTGATCTGGGCGACCGACCTGCAGGAACACGCGACACGCGAAGGCGGCAAGGGACGCCCCACGGTGACCCGCTACAGCTATACCGCATCGTTCGCGGTGGCGCTGGCCAGCCGCCCGATCACCGGGATCGGCCGGATATGGGCGGACGGCAACCTGCTGCGCGGCGCGGCGGGTGATCTCAAGGTGGGCGGGACCATGCGCGTCCACACGGGGCACGGCGACCAGCCGGTCGACCCGCTGATCGCGCAGGCCGAGGGAATCGACCGTTGCCCGGCGTTCCGCAACACCGCCTACGTGGTGTTCGAGGACCTGGAACTGGCCGACTTCGGTAACCGCATTCCATCGCTCACGTTCGAGGTCATCGCCGACAGCGATGGCTGCACTATGACGCGGATCATCACCGCGCTGCTGCCCGAGACTCTGAACGCCGCCATGGGCACGACATTGTCCGGCTTCAGCGTGGATCAGGGAACGTGCGTAGACATCCTGGCCACGCTGTCCGACGCGATCCCCCTCGCCTGCGTGGCGCATGACGGCATGCTGGACATCCGGCTGGCCGAAGCGATCGAGGATACGCCCGCCCCGCTGCTTCCCGAACCGGCGGCGACGGGCGATGGCAGCCCCGACGATACCAATGGCGACGGGTGGACGCATCGCCGCGAACCGCTGCCGTCGGTGCGCCAGTGCGGCGTGCGCTATTACGACCCCGCGCGCGATTACCAGCCAGGCCTGCAACGCGGCATCGGGCGCAGCGAGGCGGGCACGCTGGCGGTGATCGAACTGCCCGCGGCGATCGATGCCGCACAGGCCCGATCGCTGGCGGAAGCGGCCAGCCAGCGGGTAAGCCGCCCGCGCGACACCATGCGCTATCGCGTGAACGAAATCGGCCCCGCGACCTCCCCCGGCGCGATCGTGCGCGTGCCGGTTGCAACCGGCCTGTGGCGGATCGAGCAGTGGGAATGGCAGCAGGACGGGGTGATGCTGGATCTTGTCGCGCTGCGCATGGGCGCCGGAACAGGCAGCGGGGCTACGGCCACCGATCCGGGGCGCAGCCTCGGCGCGATCGACTTGCCAGCCGCGCCCACGCGGCTGGTGGCGTTCGAACTGCCCTGGGACGGCATCGGGGATGGCAATACGCCAGCGCTGTTCGCCGGGGTGTCCAGCACGACTGCCGGCTGGCGCGGCGCGGCGTTGTTCGCAACCACGGCAACCGGAAACGCCATGCGCCCGCTGGGCAGCAGCGGCCGGCAGCGCGCCATCGTCGGACGGTGCGAGTCGGCCTTGCCCCCGGCCTCGCCGCTGCTGGTGGACCGGCGCTCGACCGTGGATGTCCGCCTGGCCGCCGCCGATCTTGCCCTGGCCGACGCAACGCTGGCAGGTCTGCTGGACGGTGCCAACCGCGCGCTGATCGGCGCCGAAATCGTGCAGTTCATGCACGCGGAGGCGCTGGGTGGAGCATTGTGGCGCCTATCGGGCCTGCTGCGCGGGCGCGGCGGCAGCGAATGGGCGATCGGCACGCACGCGGCCGGGGATGACTTTGTCCTGCTCGACGACCGCATCATCACGCTTGACCCGAGGATCGTCGGCGACGCCGCCAGCGCAAGCGTCGCAGCCATCGGATCAGGCGACGAGGCGGCCGTCAGCACGCCGATCGCGGGTGCCGGAACGACCTGCCGCCCGCTTGCGCCGGTTCACGGCGTGGTGCGGCAAAGCGGAACGGGCGGCCTCACCCTGACATGGGTGAGGCGTGCGCGCGGCGCATGGGGGTGGCGCGACGCAGTCGACGTACCGCTGAACGAGGACGAGGAACGCTGGACGATAGGCTACGGCGATGCGACGACACCGGCGGTGCGGTGGGAAACGGGTGTCGCCATGCTGGACCTCTCGTCCGCGCAAGCCGAGTCGCTCCTCGCGACGGACGCGCCGCGCCAATTCCATATCCGCCAGAGCGGGCGCGCCTCGCTCTCCCGGCCGCTCACCATTTTCCTGCCGGACTGA